TTCTTTGATCAATTCCAATACATTGTCATCACAACGTCCAGTCTTTAGCAAATTGCCTTCCATATCAATTTTGCCAAAATAGATATTATCTCCGAATGGACCACCGTCAGTAATCATTACTTGACCAGCGTATTTACTACGCTCGCCAGCAATAGTGAAAACAACATTTTGATTAAATGTTGTCTTAAGTCTGATTTTCATGCGCTTCAATGATTTACTTGCCTTTGCAAACAAGTTTTTAATTTCGACAACAGAAACCAATTCAGTTGATGCCATTGGTTTTGCGCCGTTGGCGCGTTGAATCAGCACATTAACCCAATACAATTGCTTTTCAGAAACCCTACCATATCGATCAAAACCTTCGATTAAACTACCGGCAAAATCTCGATCACGGTCGCCAAGCTTATTGAAAACAGACTTAAGGGTTGCAATTTCATTCATTTTAAAAACTCCGATTGAAAAAAAGAAAAGCCGTTATTGCTAACGGCTAGTGAAATTAGGCGGCAACAATTTGAATTGTTTTTGCAGCATCAACCACAAAACCAGTCATATCCTTTTTGGCTTTACCCTTTGCATAAAGGGCAACAACAACGCCATTCGGATCAAGATGTCGGATATCGCTATCGTCGCCATCAATGCATTGCATGCCATTGAATGACGTTGGAATTGATGCCTTAGTGCGAAACACTACGGCAATTCGCATTCCCGATGCAATTGCCTTATTGACATAAGGCTGAAACTTAATGACACCACTATAAGAGAATGTCAAATCGTAATTGGCAGGGATATCTTTACGATTAGGGATTTTTGTGTAATCGTAGAATTGAATTTCAGGAAACAATGCGAAGATGTTTTTGTAAACACCCATTGGCTTGCCAATTGTTGCTGACAATTTAGCGTCAACATCAACGCTAATTAATTCCCACCGGATATCGGTTGTGCCATTCAATCTGCAAAGAAAATTGAAACCCTTTGCAATAACCTTTGCATTGGTTTTGAATATTTCCTTTGCAAGATGACGCATAAACCCCAATTGATCTTCAATGAAATAGCGGGCCTTGTTGTAACGCCCTTTAGTTTTTGCATCGGCAAATGCGGGATTGCCAGCGGTATTCAAACATGCAATGTCGCATTGTGCGACTTCTGCCATTGCACAAAGATTAATTCCCGACATTCTAGCAGGAGCCATATATAATACGGCTGTCATAAAACCGTATTGCTGTCCTTTTAATGTTTTAGGGTTGGTGTCAACCGAGAAAAGAGCATTAGGGATATAGTGTGCCATGATAATTCTCCGAATAAAAACAAACAAAAAAGAAAACACCCACTAATGCACCATTGTTGCCAATGATGCATTGATTGGTGTTTTAATAAACGTATAAATCGACCTTGTCATCGTTTACATAAAGCCATTCTGAATCGTCACTAATAATTGTATATTGAATTGAACCGCCATATTTAACGCGATAGTCAATAATGAATCCGTAATGACGAATGCCGCGAACAATTGCTGTTACATAAGTGCCATTTTCAAACATGATAAAACCCTTTTAATTAAGATATTAACGGCATCCTAATAAACACCGCCAATGCAATCTATTTAATTAAATTGCATTGGATAAAACAATGCGTCGGAATACCCTATTAATCCCTTCGCATTGCCACAACAATATAAAAACAATCAATTAATAATTAATTGTCTTTACTTATGGGATTGACGCTAACGCATGCGCGGCAATCAATCCCTTCGAACCTCGCACTAGCATGCAATCGTTAGTCGCATGATCAAAGCGGTAAGCCGTGGTTTGTAAGCGTTACAGCGTCAGCGCTGTGTGGTTTGGTTTTTCGTGTTGCTGACGTTGCCCTACCGGCACACACAATATAGCAGATACCGTGCCAGCGTGAAAACCCGCTACAACCCGCATTCTACCGTGGAAGCTTCCATTTTATAGAACGATAGCGGCAAGCTTTGCCGGTAGAGTTTGCCGGTAGAGCGGCAATAATGTCGTTATGGGATTTTGCATGAGTGCTGGCGCGGATCGCGAGCGACTAATAAAGAAAACGTGCGCCCGCGCGAAGAGCATAAAGCATGCCAGCGGCTCTATCATGCTATTTTTTGATACTATTTTAAGGGTAAACCCTATGCCTTTAAAACGCGATAGGAAGCCCGTAGAGCGTTTTTCGGGATTGTGAAGGGTAGGGTAGCGACTAGATCGCGATCGATTGCTGTAGAGCGATTGGCAGGTTTTTCATGCTATTTTTTGGTATGTTTTTTCGTTCTTTTCTCTAGAATGAGTGCTGGCATGCATGCTTTCTTTTTACGGTCAATATAGGGGTTTCCCTATGGTAAAGAATGCGAAAGTGTGCTAGGCATTTTTCGTTATAGACATTGTAACGAATGGGGTAGGGGTAGTGATAAATTTTAGGATGATAGTGTCGACCGGTTCACTACACTGTAACACAGTCGTAATAATTCCTAGAATAGTGTTATTTTATATAACTATATTTATATGCTTATCAGTAGCAGAATGATTATGCTCAAAAGTATAGTTATGCTCAGCGGTACGATGTTGCTCCACAGCATAGTGAGTGCTGCTAGAATGATTATGACGCATTGCATCATACTTTATCGCATGATAGTTATCTTTTCCATAAGCAATCGTAATTAACTTTAGTATCATTCTAATGTATACTACGGTGGGGGGACGCGTGGGCCACCGGGGGGTATGGCGTTATCTGTATATACGTCTACCCACAGAAGGGTAAAATTGACTTGTTAACCACTTTGTATTTTGGCTAGTGTCTACAACGTCGGCAACACAACAAAATGTTTCATGTGGAACAATAAAGATGAAAATCATTCTCATTTAGAAAAGGAAAGAACAACATCTTTGTTGTATAAATGAGACATTCTGGAAAGTCTTTGCTCTTTTCCCTATTTTTTCCTATAACATCTACATAGTTGATGTAGACAATATCACTCTGTAAAATTGATTAGTAATTTTAATTACTTATTTTATATATTTTTATATGCTGATGTTATGCTGACAGCAACCTATATAGATCATTATAATGAATGAACAAAAAATAAATAAACTTTTTAGAACAAGAAAAGAATTAGAAACAACAGGAGAAATAAACATACCTCCTTATTCTATTATTACAGAAGCATATAAACTTTTACATGAAGGAAAAGAAACAAAAATACATATTCCTCATAGTGATGTTTATTTTGTTAGAATTGCTCTGGAAAAACATAGCGGATTTTTCTTTCCTTTAAATGTTGTTGAAGAAGCCATGCGGATGGAAGGCTGGAAAGAACAAAGACATGTTTATTTAGGAAAGAGTTTATAAAAAAGAAATTAATAGTTTTTTTGTTATAAGAAAACAGGAGGAAAATTTTATGCCAATCGACTACCACGGTAAGACGTTTCCGGGTTATAACAAGCCAATCAAATCCGACCGGAAAGAAAAAGTAGGAATGGTGTTAGCCAAAGAAGGGGAAAAAGTTAAACTCATCCACTTCGGTGATTCCTCAATGGGGCATAACTACAGCCCAGAAGCTAGAGAAGCTTTTAAAAGTAGACATCAAAAGAATATAGACAAAGGCAAGATGTCAGCAGCGTATTGGGCTGACAAACAGCTTTGGAAAAAAGGTGGAGATGTTAAACAACCTCCAGCTTCGCAGAAGAAAACATTTGGTAAAAAGACTTAATGTCTTTTATTTTTTTTAGGAGATAGACATGGGTTTGCTTACTGTTGGTGGAAGAGAAATTGTAAAGAAAAGCGGAAAGAAAGCTGCTAATGAAGAAGCTGCTAATCTAGTTAAAGGTGCCACTGGCAAAGTTGCTGGTAGCAAAACCTCTGCTGCCAACGAACTCAATCTAGAAGATTTTCAACCCCGTCAATCTTATGGAAAGTTTGCTGGAAAGTATGAACAAGAAAGCGGAAAGGCAGCAAGAGAAGCTATGGAAGGTGGTGTTCCTTCTGTTAAGTCTGGTGGGCGTCTTGCTGTTAAAGCTGAAGAAGAGGGCAGCAACGCTCTCACACGCCGTACAAGCCTCGCAGAGACTGCTGCCAATGCTAAGGCTAGGGCGGAGAAAAATATGGGCATGGCAGACGTTGTAGAGGCTGTAAAACTAAAGGATGAAACTTTAAGAGCCGGAACAAGAGCGGCTGGTTCTTCTGGTAGCGGAAAAGCTGCTGGCATTGCTGCTGGTATTGCTGGCGCTGGTAGTCTTGGTGTTATTGCTCTTATGGATAGGAATGAAAAAGAACCAAGTAAAGCTAACAAAGCTAGCAAAGACAATGAGTCAACTTCTTCTAACAAAGCTAGCGAAAGTAAAAGCGATAGCGGTTCTTTGGCTGACGCAGTTAAAGACATGCCTGAAAAGAAAGCTAAAAAAACTATTAGCGATTTTGAAAAAGCTTTTGCTGAAGCTAGAAAAGCTGGTGACAAAACTTTTTCTTTTAAAGGATCAGAATTTACTACCCGTTTAAAAGAAGAGTCTGTTAGTGCTTTTAACAAAAAATTTGAAAGCAAAGATGACTTTGCTGGCCGTATGGAACAAAGCTACGAAAATCGTCAACGCTACGAAGCAGGTGAAATGAATGTTCTTGCTAAGGGTGGATTTGTTAAAGCAAAGCCAAAAGCTCATAATGGCAACCGTACTTCTCATTCAATGAATTACAATTCTATTGATATGGGAAAATTTATGAAAAAAGTAAAGAAATAAATTATAAGGTTTTACAATGAAACTTTCTCCAGAAGTAGCCAAACAAATGGGAAAGAAAACTGCAATGATGGGCAGCGAAGTTAATAGCCCCGGCATTTTTCCAATTAATATGGTGGAGCCTCATTCAAGGTTACAAAAAGGCGGATATGTAAAGAGTAATGTTGGTTACGCCAATTGTGGGGCTTCCGTAAAGCCAGCGCAAAAAAGAAAAAATTAAGGAGATATCATGCAAAAGTGGGAAAGGCTTAATGAGCTAGTACAAGAACAAGAAAAGCTTAAAAAAGAATATAGAAAAGCAAGCATGCTTCCTATTGGTGGGGAAGCTGTTAAAATGGGAAGTAATTTATTTTCTTCTAAAAAAGAAAAGAAAGACATGGAAAAAGCATATAATAAACTTCAAAATATGCGAGAGCAGGAAATTGAAAACAATGCTGTAAAAATTAAAGAACTAAGAAAAGAAGTTTATAAGGATACTAAAGATTACGGTCCTAGTGATGAAGATAAAAAACTAGCTAGGGATGACGAGTTTAGACAAATGACGTTAAAAGATATTGGTTTTAGAAAAGGTGGTGTTGTGTATGCTAATTGCGGTGCTTCAGTAAAGCCAGCGCAAAAAGCTAAGAAATAAAAGTCTTTTAAGGAGATAGAGATGGCTGTTGGCGAAAAGAAAACTGATGCTCAGAAAATTGCTGAGCTTAGAAAAGCTGCTGAAGACAAAACACTTCCTCAAGCTGTTAGAAACACTTATCTGGACAGAGCAAATCAACTTGAACGTGCTGGCTACGAAAAGATAAAAATACAGGAAGGATTGGGGATGGCTAAAGGTGGAAAAGTTCCATCAAAAGCAAAGCCAGCAAAGCCAGCAATGGCTATTATGATTGGACTTTCTCCAACAAAGAAAATGGCTAAAGGAGGCGCAGCTATTAGCGAATATGGCGGCAAAGAAAAATATCCTTCTAAAACTGCTATGATGAAGCATGAAAAGAAAGAGCCAAAGAAAATGGAAAAAAAAGAAGGTATGATGGCTAAAGGCGGGGCTGTAAAAAAGAAGCCCATGAAAGGTGTTATTAATAAGTTTGTATAATGGTAAAAACTCCTAATAAAAAAATTGCAAAGGTAATGGGTGAATTTAAAGAAGGCAAACTTCATAGTGGAAAGTCTAAAAAGATTGTCAGCAACCCAAAACAAGCCATTGCCATTGCTTTAAGTGAGGCTGCAAGAGTTAAGAAGAAATGATTACTGTATATCCTGAATTAGGTAGTAGTGCTACCAATGCTGTAAATGTAAAGCTTCCTTCCACTAGCAGCGATGCTTTTGGAAGGCTTAGAATTTCAGAAGCTTTCACTCTATTTGATTCATCTCATAGATACGCAGATAACGGGCTGTGGGTTGAAAGTATTACAGGAACGGCTAGTTCTTCTTTTTCAGCAAATGAAGGAGTTGTAAATCTTTCTGTTGGTACAGCTAGTGGTGATCAAATCATAAGAGAAACTGTTCGGGTATTTGCTTATCAGCCCGGAAAAAGTTTACTCAATATGAACACATTTGTTATGGGGGCTGCTAAAACAAACCTAAGACAAAGAGTGGGATATTTTGGTAATGATAATGGTTTTTATTTAGAAAGAGAAAGCAGCAACGTCTATCTTGTAGAAAGAAGCATTGTTACTGGCTCTGTTGTTAATACCAGAATAGCGCAATCAAGTTGGAATCAAGACAAACTTGATGGCACTGGTCCTTCTAAACTTACATTAGATTTATCTAAAGCTCAAATTTTATACACTGATATTGAATGGCTTGGCCTTGGCACTGTTAGAATGGGGTTTGTTATTGATGGAGTGTTTGTCCCAGCCCATAGTTTTCATCATGCTAATATTGTAACCACAACATACATCACCACTGCTAGTTTGCCTTTGCGTTATGAAATGACCAATATTGGTACTACAGCAAGCAGCAGCACATTAAAACAAGTTTGTTCCACTGTTATTTCTGAAGGTGGCTACGAACTTAGAGGACTTCAACAAGCTATTGGTACTCCTATAACAACTTCTAGAAGTACGTTAGCTAGTGGTGCTTTTCTTCCTGTTGTAAGCTTACGTCTTAAATCAGCTAGGCTTGATGCTATTGTTATTCTTACAGCAATTAGTATTATGGGTGGGGGCAGTAATAATAATTATAATTGGCAAGTACAAAGTAATCCAACTACTACTGGCGGTACATGGGTTAGTGCTGGAGCTAATAGCAATGTAGAATATAATTTAACAGGTACTGGACTTACTACCTCTGGTAGAGTATTGGCTAGTGGTTATTTTTCCAGTAGTAATCAATCAACATCATCTGTAGATATTTTAAAAGAAGCTTTGTTTTCATTTCAACTAGAAAGAAATTATTTTACTTCTACTCCATATGAACTTGCTTTGGTGGTGGCTGGAGGATCTTCTGGTCAGCCTATTTATGGGTCAATGGATTGGGAAGAAATTAGTAGGTAAACTATGTCATCATTACGCGACAGAACACTAGGAAAAGAATTGACTACATCTAGTCAAGATATTTATTCTATTCCTAACAGTTTTATTTCCCATATGGATAGCATTATTATTAGTAATATTACTAGTGCAAGTGTTACTTTTACTTTGCAATGGTATTCTGCTACAGATGCTGTAACATATAGTATGTTTTATAATAGTGTGTTACCTGCTAATACAACCATTCAAATTACAGATCCTCTTATTCTTCAAGCTGGCGATAAACTTAGAGGATTGGCTAGTGCTAATAGTTCGGTAAATATTACATTGCGGGTACAAGAAGAATATTCTGTTGTTAATTAAGGAAAAAGAAATGGCTCAAAAGAAAAATTGGATTGCAGACGCTATTGAAAAACCCGGTGCTTTGCGTAAAACTTTAAAGATGAAAAAAGATGAAACTATTCCTACAAAACTTTTGGAAAAAGCTGCAAAAGGCAATGGAAAAACTGCTAAACGCGCAAGGCTTGCTATCACACTTAAAGGAATGAAACATGGCTAAGGAACTTAATGAGAAACAAAAAAAGTTTCTTTCTGTTTTATTTGATGAAGCTGGCGGCAATCCGCTAATTGCTAAGCAACTTGCTGGATACACCAAAGACTACAGCACCCGAGAAGTTGTTAGCGGTTTAAAAGATGAAATTGTTGAAGCTACACAGCTATATATTGCTATGAATGCGCCTAGAGCAGCGGCAGCAATTGTTAGCGGTATGGTGTCGCCTACAGAGTTGGGTATTAAAGAAAAGCTTAATGCTGCTAAAGACATGCTTGATCGTGCTGGCTTTACTAAGACAGAAAAAGTACAAGTTGAAAGCAGTAATGGTGTTATGATATTGCCAATTAAGGATGTTTCAGACGATTAAGGAGTGTTATGGCTGAGCGAGGACTGGGAAAGTGGATCTTGCCCCAACCTAAAAATAAAGAATACGTTACAATACCAAGGATTAGTAGGACAATTCCGTTTGGCTACAAAGTAGAGCATAAAGATGATGAATGGCTTATTCCGATTCCCTCTGAATTAGAGGCTTTAGAGCAAGCAAAAAAACATCTTAAGCAATATTCATTAAGGGAAGTAGCTAATTGGCTAACAACATTAACTGGGCGTCCTATTTCCCATGTTGGTTTATCAAAAAGAATAAAAAGTGAGCAATCCCACAAAAGAAAGTCTACAACGTACCGCAACATTGCCAGAAAATATCAAAAAGCCCTCCAGAAAGCGGAGCAGTACGAAGAAAGAATCGGTACAAAACCCCCAGAGTTCTTCGAATCCGATATCTGGAAGTCCATCAATAGTTTCGATCCAACCAGAAAGCATTAAAGAGCAGGAACAAACACAAAATGTCATCTTTAAACCCAACGCAGGACCGCAAACAGCATTCTTGGCAGCTAATGAAAGAGAAGTGTTATATGGCGGCGCGGCAGGGGGCGGTAAGTCATATGCAATGTTGGCTGACCCTTTACGCTACTTGGGCCACCCTCAATTTTCTGGCCTTCTCTTACGTCACACAACAGAGGAACTCAGAGAGTTAATCTGGAAAAGCCAAGAAATGTATCCACAAATATACCCCGGTATTAAGTGGAGCGAAAGAAAGATGCAGTGGCAAGCGCCATCTGGGGCAAGATTGTGGATGTCATACCTAGATAGAGATGAAGATGTATTAAGATATCAAGGTTTGGCGTTTAGCTGGATTGGTTTTGATGAATTAACGCAATGGTCTACACCATTTGCATGGAATTATATGCGGTCACGTTTGCGTACTCCCGCTAGTGACTTACCTATTTTCATGCGAGCAACAACTAACCCCGGTGGTCCCGGTCATTCATGGGTTAAGAAGATGTTTATTGATCCAGCACCGGCTGGTAAAGCTTTTTGGGCAACGGATATTGAAAGCGGGGAAGCATTAAAATACCCCGTTGGGCATTCTAAAGAAGGACTTCCTCTTTTTAAACGTCGGTTTATTCCGGCAATGTTATCAGACAATCCTTATTTGGCTGATGGTGGTGATTATGAGACAATGTTGTTGTCTCTTCCAGAGCATCAAAGAAAACAATTGCTGGAAGGTAATTGGGATGTTGCTGAAGGGGCTGCATTTCCTGAATTTAATAGGCAAGTACATGTTGTATCCTCTTTCGACATACCTAAAAATTGGACAAAGTTTCGCTCATGCGATTATGGTTACGGTAGTTTCAGTGCTGTTGTGTGGTTTGCCGTGTCCCCTTCTGAACAGCTTGTGGTATATAGAGAGCTATATGTCAGAAAAGTATTGGCAAAGGACCTTGCCCATTTGGTATTAAGAGCGGAAGAAAACGACGGTTTAATTAGATATGGTGTATTAGATAGTAGTTGTTGGCATAAAAGAGGTGACACTGGTCCCTCATTAGCAGAACAAATGATATTAGAAGGTTGCAGATGGCGACCGTCAGATAGAAGTGCTGGAAGTAGGGTTAGTGGAAAAAATGAATTGCATAGGCGTTTACAGACTGATCCGTTTACAGAACAACCGCGAATGGTTATAACAAGCAATTGCACAAATCTTATAGCACAATTACCAATACTTCCGTTAGATAAAAGAAATCCAGAAGATATTGATACGCATGCTGAAGATCATTTGTATGACGCTTTGCGTTACGGAATTATGAGTAGACCTAGAAGTAGTTTGTGGGATTATGATCCTTTAGCTTCTAGACATTCTGGAATGAAAATTGCAGATGCCACATTTGGATATTAGGAATAAATAATGGCAGATATTATGACTGATAAACAATTGGCCCTAGATGATATTTCTGATGGGTCTTTTGCTACACCAGAAGCTCAAAGCGTTATTAGTTTTGTTGAACAAAGATATAGTAAAGCTGAAGAAAGCAGACGTAAAGACGAAGACAGATGGTTGCGAGCCTATCGCAATTATCGTGGCATTTATAGTTCTGATGTTCAATTCACTGAAACTGAAAAATCGCGTGTATTTATTAAAGTGACCAAGACAAAAGTTTTGGCTGCTTATGGTCAAATTGTAGATGTTCTTTTTGCAAATAACAAATTTCCTCTTAGTGTAGATCCATCTATCCTTCCAGAAGGTGTTGTTGAGGCTGTTCACTTTGATCCAAAAGAAGCCCCTCCCAATCAACCACAGGCTCCTACATCTCCAACTGAAATCCCTTTTGGAGAAGAAGGAAGCGCCAGCATTGGCGAAGGATTTGGCATTGATCAATTGGAACAATTATTGGGATCACTTAAAGAAGAATTGGGGGATATTAAAAATCTTAAAGAAGGTGTGGGATCTACGCCAACATCAGCAACTTTTTATCCTGCAATGGTTGCTGCAAAGAAAATGGAAAAGAAAATTCATGACCAGCTAGATGAAAGTGGAGCAACTAAACATTTGAGAGCGGCTGCTTTTGAATGTGCTTTGTTTGGTACTGGTGTCATGAAAGGTCCATTTGCAACAAATAAAGAATATCCAAGATGGGGTGAGGATGGTAAATACAATCCTAGTATCAAGACAGTGCCAGAAGCTTCGCATGTTAGTATATGGAACTTTTATTGGGACCCGGACGCAAACAACACTGAAAACAGCCAATACGTCATTGAAAGACATAAGCTTAGTCGGACCCAACTTCGCGCTCTTAAACGTCGCCCCTTCTTCAGAGCTAATGTCATCGACAACATTATCGCTCAAGGCGAAGGCTATGTTAAGAAGTATTGGGAGGACGATATCCGCGACTACCAACCCAACTTTGGAGTTGATAGATTTGAAGTGTTAGAATATTGGGGCAACATTGATATTGATTTGCTAGAAGAAAATGACATTAATATTCCAAAAGAATACCAAGAAATGGAAGAGCTTCAAGCAAACATTTGGTTTTGTAATGGAAAAATTATTAGGTTTGTTCTTAATCCATTTAAACCAGCAAAGATTCCGTATTATGCTGTTCCGTATGAACTCAATCCATACTCCCTTGCTGGTGTTGGCATTGCAGAAAACATGGAAGATACGCAGACTTTGATGAATGGTTTTATGCGTATGGCTGTAGATAATGCTGTTCTTTCTGGTAATTTAGTTTTTGAAGTGGATGAAACCAACTTGGTTCCGGGTCAAGACATGCAAGTGTTTCCCGGTAAAGTGTTTAGAAGACAGGGCGGTGCGCCGGGACAAGCTATTTTTGGAACAAAGTTTCCCAATGTTTCACAAGAAAACTTGCAACTTTTTGACAAAGCAAGACAGCTTGCAGATGAATCAACAGGTATGCCTTCCTTTGCACACGGGCAAACAGGTGTAAGTGGTGTAGGTAGGACAGCATCTGGTATTAGTATGTTAATGAATGCCGCTGGTGGCAGCATAAAAACAGTTATTAAAAACTTTGATGACTACTTGCTTTCACCAATTGGAAAAGCATTCTTTAGTTTTAATATGCAATTTGATTTTGATCAAACCATCAAAGGCGATCTGGAAGTTAACGCTAGGGGTACAGAGAGTTTGATGGCTAACGAAGTTAGAAGTCAACGGCTTATGCAATTCTTACAAATTGCCAGTACCCCTTCTCTTATGCCATTTGCTAAGTTTCCATACATCATTAGAGAAATTGCAAAAGCAATGGATTTGGACCCAGACAAAGTTACAAACAATATGGATGAGGCAATGCGACAGGCAGAAATCTTGCGGCAGACACAGCCGCCAGCGCCCCCTGCTGGGGCTACTCCCCCACAAGGGGTAGGAGGCCCACCATCAGTCGCTGACATGTCTGGAGGGGGTGGTGGCAACATTGGTGTAGGAGCCGCTCCTGTCCCCGGAGAACAGGGATTCTCAGCCGCTCCACAAGGTGCTCCTCCACCGGCAGCATCACCACAAGGCTAATATAAATGTTTAGTGCAGAACAATATCAAAAACTTAAACCGTTTGTAAATTCTATTCCTCAATGGGGAGTATTTTCTGATCTTGTTGATTTCTACATTGAAAGACAACACAAAGTTATGGAACAAACAAATAATGTTGCAGAACTACACAAAGCTCAAGGGGCACTGGCAGTATTAAGGCAATTTCAAAATCTTAAGGATGTTGTGAATGGATGCAATTAAACAAAGTAAAAACCTCTTTGAAGACGGTGGCCTTAATCAACAAGGAAACACTGTAGACAAAGCCAGTGGTAATGACGTTCCTCCCGGCGCTCTTCAAAAAGAAGTTAGAGATGATGTTGATGCAAAACTTAGTGAAGGGGAGTTTGTATTTCCTGCTGATGTAGTTCGTTATATTGGTTTAGAAAGACTAATGGAAATGCGTGATATGGCAAAAAAAGGTTTGCAGCGCATGAATGACATTGGTCAAATGGGTAACGCTGAAGAAGTAGAAAATCCAGAAGCTCTTCACGGTGAAGAAGAAATGGATGATGAAATGTTTTCTTCTGAAGTAGATAAAGTTTTACAAGAAGGTGTAGAAAATAATGACTAATTATACTGATAGCAAAGTTAAACAACTATCTACATTACAAGTTTTAGAGTCAGCAGCAGAACAATTAAAAGTTGAAGATTTTCAAGATTTTAAAAATAGATTTGCTATTTTTGCTAATGCTCCTACAGCATGGAAAATGAAAGAAGGTAATTCTATTTTTGTTGTTCAAAAAACAAATACTCCCGGCGCTGGATTACTAGTAACATATAACGCTGATACCATTAGAAACTATATTAACAATATTAAAACATTTTGCCTTGCTGCTTATAAGTCTGGATTTGACGTAGTGTTTTGTTATTTTAATAATGTCAGATATGTAGATGTATTTAAACTTGTCTTTAAAGATATGCCTAATAAAAACATGGGTTATTCAGTTAAAAAAACAAAAGACAATGGATATGTAATTCAAGCAGTATTAGGTCCAATTAGGAGCAACAACAATGGCTAATGAAGTTAAAAAAATAGGAAGTGCTATTGATGATGCAGCTCATGACGTTGTAGACTTTGTTGGAGATGTTGGAACTACTGTTGGTAGAAGTATTGAAGATGCAGCAAGTTGGGTAGGAGATAGGCTTACAGATGTTGTAGAGTCTATTGAAAAAAATCCAATGATTTTATTGGCTGCTGTTGGTGGTTATTTTGCTATTCAAGGCATTATGGCAAGCATGGCTGCTGCTGGTAGTATTTCTACATCAGCTATATTGGCAGAAGCTGGTGTAGATGCAATTATGCTTGAAATGCCAACGGCTGCTGCTGCTACTGCTACTGGTGTAGGAACACTAGAAGCAACTGGTGTTGCAACAGCAAGTGCAGCTTCTGCTGATATTGCGGCATCAACAGCTTTACAAGCCGGAGCTACAACGGCTGAAGCAACATCTATTGCTTCTTCTGTTTCACAAGGCAGCGGATTAATGGATGCTGTCACACAATATGCTAGTAGCATTGTTGATAAAATTAATCCTTTTACAGCAGCCGCTGATGTAACTTCTACATCGTCAGCTTCTCAAAGTGTTTTTTCTCAAATTGGCGAACTAAGTAACAAATTATATACAAGCATTGGGGAAACTATACTTCCAGATGCAAGTGCAGGTGTACAAAAACTTGCAGGACAAGGGGTATTTAATACAACTCTTAATGGAGGAGATTTAGAAGCCGGAGTTAAATCTACTTTAATGACATTTGGACTAGAAAATTTAGGATCTATTCCAGACCTAGCTGGTAAATCAATAGACGATGCCACTTCTTATTTTAAAAATTTGTTCCCAGAAAGTTTTAAAACTCTTGGGACTACAACTACAGATTTTGCAAGTAAATTTGATACGGGTGCTTTGACAACACCAACAAACGCTTTAACAGAAACTTCAAATTTAACTCAAGGATTAGGAAGTCCTCCTAGCACTGGGGGATTAGATACTTTAGAAGCAATAAATAAAACAGGACAATCTTCTGCTATTACCGCTCCAATAGAAACTCCGACAATTAAAACAGGGCTTGGCGTTCCTCCAACTTCTAGTGATCTTTATAGTAAAATTACCACTGCACCCATTGGACAACCAACTGGCATGGTTACACCGGCTGGTCAAGGATATACTGGACCAGTTGAATCTGGTTACATGAAGGCGGCACCACCGGGATTTTTTAATCCAGAAACTAAAGCAAATATTGAAGGACTAACTGCTGGCGCAAAACTTGCTACTGCTGGTTATGGGGTAGCTAGAATGACTGGTTTAATTGGTCCAGATGAGCCAGCAAAAAAAGCAAAAACAAGTTATGATTATTCTGGATTAGGCAGCACTTACACTGGCGGCACTACAATGCCTACTAAAGCCACTTATTCAAATGCTCCTATACAAGGTTTTCATATGGTAAAAGTTAAAAACCAAAGCGGGAATTCTTTGTATGTCCCATTTATTGGTGAAAAACCACTAAACCCTATCCCATCTGGATATACACCAATTTAACTGTTGACGAAGCCAGTTAAATAATTAATAATAATCTTCGTCATTTGCGACCTGCAAGTGCAGCCCAACCTTAAGGACTTTTATGGAAATGGTAATCGAACAAGAACAAAAAGTAGTTGCTTCCGCTTTTGGTAAAAGAAATACCAATAAAGACCGCATTGAACAAGAAGAAGCAGAAATTGCTGCTTTGGAAAAAGGTAATGTTCCCGAACAAGAAGAGCAAGAACAAGAACCACAAGACGCTGAAGAAAAAACATTTAAAAAGCGTTATGGTGATCTTCGTAGACATGCTCAAGAACAAGAAAATAAACTTAAACGTCAAATTGATGAACTAAGTAAACAACTACAACAGTCTACTGAACAGCAAATTCAACTTCCTAAAAGCGAAGAAGAACTTGCTGCTTGGGCAGAAACATACCCAGATGTGGCTAAAATTGTAGAAACAATTGCAATTAAGAAAGCCAAAGAACAGTCTGTTAACATTGAACAAAAACTTAAAGTTTTGGATGAAAGAGAGAAACAAACAAAAAGAGAAAAAGCTGAAACAGAGCTTTTGAGACTACATCCTGATTTTGATGATATTCGTAGTTCGGATGACTTTCATTCTTGGGTTGAAGACCAACCTCAATGGGTTCAAGATGCTTTGTATGCAAATGAAAATGATGCTAGATCTGCTGCAAGAGCAATTGATTTGTACAAATCGGATAAAGGTGTAAGCAAGAAAAAAACACCTGATTATAAAGAAGCGGCTAAGAGTATAGTTACTAGAGGAAATAGATCTACTCCAGATGAGAGTAGTCTTGACGGAGTTATTTACGAATCTCAAGTAGCTAAAATGTCTTCTAAACAATTTGAAAATGCTATGGACGCTATTCAAAAAGCTCAGGCCACTGGAAAATTTGTATATGATTTGAGTGGAGCAGCCCGTTAAGTATTGACATAACAATATTTTATTGTTATATCTCTTTTCATCAACGTAACTGGAGCCGGTTTACCTACCTTCAGTTACGTTACTTGTAAAAACGCAAATAACAGATTCAGAGACACCTGTTCCTTTCTAGCCTAAAGTTTTAATTAATTTAAAATTTTACACCTAGATAATACAGCCCCTGTAGAAAGTTGAGCGTATTAATTTATGCCTACACTATAGGAGAACTATCATGGCATTTCCAAAGGCCACAGGATATAATAACCTACCTAATGGTAATTTTAGTCCTGTAATCTACAGTAAGAAAGTCCAGCTTGCTTTTCGCAAAGCTTCGACTGTTGAAGACATCACTAACAGTGATTATTTTGGCGAAATCGCTAACATGGGCGATAGCGTTAAAATCATCAAAGAACCAGAAGTTTCTGTCACGACGTATGCTCGCGGTACGCAAATTACTGCACAAGACTTGACTGACGAAGACTTTACGCTGGTTGTTGACCAAGCTAACTACTACGCATTCAAGATTGACGATATTGAAGCAGCACATTCGCATGTTAATTTCATGCAAATGGCTTCCGATCGTGCAGCCTATCGTCTGCGTGACCAGTATGACCAAGACGTTCTTGGCTACCTGTCGGGTTACTACCAGTCGGCTAAGCATGTTCAGTCTGATACTGCCCGTACCACTTTCCCCGGTACTAAAGCAATTACCACTGCTGGTTCAGATGAATTGCTTGCAACAATGAAATTGAAGAAAGGCGACTTTGGTAACATTACCACTGGTTCTGCTGGCGACCATTCAATCCCATTGTCACCACGTTTGCCCGGGGCTACTGCTGCTTCCACTTCAACCGCAACTCCATTGCAAGTTATTGCACGGATGAGCCGTTTGCTTGATCAACAGTTTGTTGACACGCAAGGGCGTTGGCTTGTTGTTGATCCAGTGTTTGTTGAGCTTCTTAAAGACGAAGACAGCCGTCTTTTGAATGGCTTGTTTGGTGGCGAAGGTCTACAAAATGGTTTGGTTATTAACAACCTGCACGGCTTCCGTGTATATGTTTCTAATAACCTTCCTAAATTGGGAACGGGGCCATCTACTACAGGTACTGCTAACCAAAACTCCAACTTTGGTGTAATGGTTGCTGGTCATGACTCTGCTGTTGCAACTGCTCAGCAAATCACCAAGACTGAAACCTATCGTGATCCTGACAGCTTTGCTGACATTGTGCGTGGTATGCATCTTTATGGACGCAAAATCTTGCGTCCTGAAGGCATTGTCACTGCTAAGTATAACGCTGCTTAAGGAGAAATATAATGGCAACAATTACTACTCTCTCTAATGCGGTTGGTGCTGGCACGCATCCTTCGCGTGGCATTCGTCAAATGCCTTATGTCGCAGAAACCGTCATTGATTTGGCTGCTGCTGTTACGGCAAAAGGTAGTGCTTTGGCTGCTGCTGATGTGATCGAAGCTCTTCAGATTCCTGCACAATCCGTTGTGTTGTCTGCTGGCTTTGAAATTATCAGTGCTGTAACGGGTAGCTGCACGGTGAGCTTGGGCGTTACTGGTGTAACGGCTGCTGCTTATGTGTCTGCTTTTGGTGTAACTGGTTCTTTGTCTGTTGGCGACTATGCAACGCCAGCCACTGCCGGTTATCCTATCGTGACTAAAGCTGCTGACACCTTGGACTTGCTGTTGGTTACTGAAACCACCACGCTAAGTGCAGGTAAGATCCGCGTCTTTGCTGTTATTTGCGATGTACAAGACCGTAGAGAAATCTTGGGTCTGTCAGTTGACCGCGATCAGCTTGCTTAATGTAAGCTAGTAATAGGGGCAGCATCAGCAATGGTGTTGCCCCTTTATTTTTGTAGGGTATTATGGCTACCTATCTTTCTCTAACCAACGAATTGCTTCGTAGACTTAACGAAGTGACAATGGATGTTTTAGACTTTCCTAATGCTAAAAACATTCAAGCATTGGCTAAAGACGCTATTAATAATGCCATTAGAGAAATGCTGCATTATGCTCAAGAGTGGCCTTTTACTCTTGTAACATACACACAAACATTGACTGCTGGAACTGGTGTTTATTCTTTTCCAACAGCAGCCGCTAGTGTTGATTGGGATAGCTTCTATTTAAAGAAGTCTTCTACATATAACAATAACCCCGGCAAATTAAAACTCATTACATTTGATTATTACACAGAAAATCGTAGACCTGTAGATGACAATGCTGGCACTGGTGGCTATGCTCCTCCAGTATATGTCTACCAAACGCAAGAACTTAAATTTGGGCTTAGTCCTCTTCCCGCATATGCGTATGAAGTAGAGTATAAATATTGGTCTTTTCCAGATGATCTAGTTCTTCATTCAGACGTATGTATAATTCCAGATAGATTTAAAAATGTCATTATTGATGGTGCAATGGCATACATGATGTTGTTTAGATCAAATGAACAAAGTGCTAACATCCATCTTGAAAAGTTTGATCAAGGTATTAGAGCAATGAGAAGGCTTCTTCTTGATGAGCCTATTAGTGTGCAATCTACTGCTATTACAAGATCGTATGTTTCTCTTAGGGTGATGTAGTGGCTGACAGAATTAGTGGTTTTAAAGTTACTTGTTCTGGGGGTTTGGACACCAATAGAGATTTTCTTGGTCAATCAGAAACCTCTCCCGGCAGCGCCACACAATTAATTAATTACGAGCCTTCTATAAATGGTGGGTATAGGCGTATTAGTGGTTTTGCTAATAACTATGGCACTGTAACTGGCACTGGAAATGTATTAGGGGTAGCAGTAGTTGAAGGATTAAATGACGCTGTATTTGCTTGTCGTGCTCCTTCAGCAGGTACAAATTATTTTTATAAATGGGTAAACTCTAGTAGTACATGGTCTGCAATTTCTACTCCCGGTACAATAACAATGACGGGTGTAAAGAAAGTTAGATTTATTAAATATAATTTTTCATCTAAGAAAGTATTACTAGTAGACGGTATTAATCCTGCTGCTATTTATGATGGCACAACGTATACACAAATTACAGACTCTAACGCACCAAATTCTCCTAAGTATGCAGCCGTATTTAAAAACCACATGTTTTTAGGGGGCGATCCAACAGATCCTCAAAATCTTTATTTTTCTGCTCCTTTAGCTGAAACCAATTATAGCCCAGCAAACGGTGCTGGAGTTATTAATGTTGGTTTTGATGTTGTACAACTTAAGCAATTTAGAGATGATTTATTTATCTTTGGTAAGAACGCAATTAAGAGGCTAACAGGGACAAGCATCACTGATTTTATGCTTGTTGAAGTTACGTCTAATTTAGGTTGTGTAATTCCAGATAGTGTTATTGAGCTTTCTGGTAATCTTTTATTTTTAGGTCCGGATGGTTTTAGACCAATTTCTGCTACATCAAACGCTACAATTGGTGATGCAAATATTGAAACAATTTCAAAGAAAATTCAATTTAGTATATCTGCTCTTTTACAAGAACTTATATCAGGATCAATTGATGTAGAAACACTTTCTTCTGTCATAATTAGAAAAAAATCACAATTTAGACTTTTTATTCCAAATGAAGCAATAATTGGAATATTAGGTGGTTTAAGACAGACAGAACAAGGAATTGGCTTTGAATATGGTCTACTTTTTGGTATACCAGCTACTTGTGCAGATAGTGGATATGTTGGTGTAAATGAAATTGTATTACACGGGGACTCTACTGGCAAAGTATATTTACAAGAAAGTGGCTCTAGTTTTAATAGCGATCCTATTTTAAGTGTGTACCAGACCCCTTATTATTATTTTGAAGACCCAACTATAAGAAAGAATTTTTATAACATTTCCACTTTCTTAAGAAGTGAAGGATCTTCAAACATTGTATTTTCTATCACTTACGATTTTGATACAACAGATCATGTAGAAGTATGGAATCCTTCTAATTTTACAATTACTACTGCCGGGGCTGCTGCGTATTATAATGAAGCAGTGTATAATGCACAGGCCATTTACGATGGTAACCCGACTCCAGTTAGAAAAACAAATATTAATGGTAGTGGCTTTTCAATAGCAATGAAATATGTTACAAATGATACAAATGCAAGCCACACAATTCAAGGATTTGTCTTGAATTATTCAATGAACGATAGGCGATAAGGAGAATATTTTGGCTGGTTACGTTAGACAATCATCTGCTGATATAGTACCTACGGCTATTGTTCGTGCGGCACCAATTAATAATGAGTATAATGCTCTTAGAGATGCGTTTGCTCAAGCAAGTGGGCATAAACACGATGGCTCTACTGCTGAAGGAGCCTATGTTCCTTTAATTTCAGACAGCAATGCTTATAATAAAGTTGTAGTAGATAGCACTAATAATAGAATTGGTTTCTTTATTAATGTTTCTAATGCCGCTGCTGAACAAGTTAGACTTGCTCAGAATGTTTTTAATCCCCTTACCACTGATGTACTTAGTCTAGGAACTAGCGGTCTTAAGTTTAAAGACTTGTTTCTTTCTGGCACAGGGACAATTCCAACTCTTACGACATCATCAGCTACTATTACTGGTGGCTCAATTAATGGGACAACCATTGGGGCAACTACTGCCTCCACTGGTGTCTTTACCAACCTAACAGTAAACACTGCTGCAACTATTGCTTCAGCAGCAATTAGTGCTGGAACAATTAATAACACTGTAATTGGTGGTACTACAGCATCAGCAATTACCGGAACTACAATTACAGCTAACACTGGTTTTTCTGGGCCACTGTCTGGTGCTGTAACTGGTAACGTCACTGGCAATCTAACCGGCAACGTCACTGGTAACGTAACTGGTAATCTAACAGGAAACGTAACAGCTTCTAGCGGTACTTCTACATTTACCAACGTCACTATTAATGGTTCGTTGGATATGAATAGTGGTACTGCTGGGACAATCACTGGACTTTCTACTCCTTCTAATTCAACAGACGCAGCTACTAAAAGTTATGTAGACACTTCTATTAGTAATCTGATTAATTCTGCTCCCGGCACATTAGACACGCTTGCTGAACTTGCCACTGCATTGGGTAATGATGCAAGTTTTTCTACTACAATTACCAATTCCATTGCAACTAAACTAGCACTTGCTGGTGGCACTATGTCTGGTGCAATTGCAATGGGAAGTAATAAAATTACCGGATTGGGGACACCAACAGCAGGTACAGACGCCACTACAAAAACATATGTAGACAATGCTGATGCTCTTAAATTAGCTCTTACTGGCGGCACAATGTCCGGCGCTATTGCAATGGGCACTAGCAAAATTACGGGACTAGGCGATCCAACAAACGCTCAAGATGCAGCTACTAAAACGTATGTCGATAGTATTTTGGGAAGTGCTACTTCTGCGGCTACTTCGGCGGCGGCTGCGTCTACTTCTGCCAGCAACGCAGCTACGTCGGCTTCCAATGCGTCTACATCGGCTTCCAATGCAGCAACAAGTGCTTCTGATGCTGCTGCTTCTTACGATAGCTTTGATGATCGCTATTTGGGGCCTAAAGCAACTAATCCATCGTTGGATAATGACGGTAATGCTCTTCTTACAGGTGCTTTGTATTTTAATACAACATCTAATGAAATGCGTGTTTATACGGGATCGGCATGGATAGCACTGTCTGGGGGTGGCGGTGGTTCTGGGACGGTCACAAGCGTTGGATGGACAGGCGGAATTGTTTCGGTCGCCAACCCAACCACAACGCCAGCGTTTACAATTGCTGGAACTTCTGGCGGCGTTCCTTATTTTTCTAGTGGAACCGCTTGGGCATCAAGCGCAGCACTTGCCGCTAACGCTCTAGTTATTGGTGGTGGTGCTGGCGCTGCTCCAGCAACGACCACGACCGGAACCGGAGTTGTTACGGCTCTGGGCGTTAATACTGGCTCTGCTGGCGCTTTTGTTATTAATGGCGGCGCGTTAGGAACACCATCTAGCGGTACTGTTACTAATTTGACTGGTACTGCCTCAATTAACATTAACGGCACGGTTGGTGCAACTACAGCAAACACTGGCGCGTTTACTACATTAAGCGCAAGTTCAACCGTTAGCGGTACTGGATTTAGCACTTATTTGGCATCTCCGCCTGCCATTGGAGGGACGGCCCCGGCAGCGGGTACGTTTACGACGGCAAAAGCAATTGCAGCAGCAACGCAAGACGCCGTTCAATTGCAAGGTCGAGCAGGTGGAACAAGTAGTTACGTTGCGACTATTACTCCAACAACGCTGACTGCAAGCCGTACTTTTACTCTGCCAGATGCTACCGGAACTTTGTTAATTAGTGGGGGCGCATTGGGAACACCTTCCAGCGGTACAGTAACTAATCTAACCGGAACTGCTTCAATTAACATCAACGGCACTGTAGGGGCAACAACTCCTGCTGCCGGAACTTTTACTTCTGTTGGATACAAAGGTGCAACAAGCGGTACAATTACTTTAAGTGCCCCGGCTGTAGCTGGATCTGCAAATTATGTATTGCCGTCAGCAGACGGGACTACTGGACAAGTATTAAGTACGGATGGGACAGGAAATTTAAGTTGGACTAGCACATTGCCAATTTTAATTTATTATCTTATTGTTGCTGGGGGAGGAGGTGGAGGCGCTGGAGGTGGAGGCGCTGGAAGTGGAGGTTTTTTAACTGGAACGTCTGTTCTTACGCAGGGAACTGTTTATTCTGTAACTGTGGGTGCTGGTGGATCAGGCGCTCCTACAGCAACAAATACAACTAGTGTACAAGGGTCGGATGGAAGTAGTTCGTCTTTTTCAGCAATAAGCACTGTTGGCGGTGGCGGTGGCGGCTCTGTTCAAGTTACCACATTAAGTTTTAACAACGGACGATCCGGGGGTTCTGGAGGCGGTGGTTCTGTTTCTGGTTCTTCTGGGACGGGAGGATCTGGAACTTCTGGTCAAGGGTTTGCTGGTGGAAACAACGCGGCTGCTGGACCAGCGTATGGAGGTGGCGGCGGTGGAGGTTCTTCTGCCGTTGGATCCGCTGGGTCTTCTAGCACCGGCGGCGGGGCGGGGGGAGCAGGAACTTCATCGTCTATTACAGGAACATCAGTAACTTATGCCGGTGGCGGCGGAGGGGGATCTTATACATCTGGTTCTGGTGGATCTGGCGGGGCTGGTGGAGGAGGTGCGGGTGGAGCTAATACTGCTGGAGGAACGGCTGGCACAACTAACACTGGCGGAGGGGGTGGAGGCGGAGGCCAAAACAGTTCTGCCGGGGCAATTTCAGGAGGCAACGGAGGTTCTGGTGTAGTAATTTTGTCTATTGCAACAGCAAATTACACTGGAATCACAACAGGGTCTCCAACTGTTACAACAAGCGGAAGCAACACAATTATCAAATTTACATCTAGCGGGAGTTACACTGCATGAGTCACTTTGCAAAAGTTTTAGATGGTAAGGTAATTCAAGTTATTGTTGCAGAACCTGAGTTTTTCCAAACATTTGTGGATTCATCCCCGGGTGAATGGGTTCAAACTTCATACAATACTCACGGCGGAGTTCATGTCAACGGTGGCAAACCTATTCGCAAAAATTATGCTGGAATTGGGTTTGGTTATGACCGAATTCGAGATGCGTTTATCCCTCCACAACCGTTCCCGTCTTGGACATTAAACGAAGATACTTGTTTGTGGGACCCGCCAGTCTCTATGCCGACAGATGAGCAGTTCTATAACTGGGATGAGGCCACTACGTCATGGGTGGTACAGCTAAATCTTTTGGAAGCTAATTCCACAATTTGATAATGGAAAGAAATAATGGAAATTGCTGAACTTTTTCTTAAAGCATGGCCCATACTATTAGGCTTTGTCACCTTAATCATTGTATTATCTAAGCTTGATTTGCGTGTGGCTGTTTTAGAAGAAAAAGTAAAAACTGCTTTTGATATTATTAATAAAATGAAAGACAAGTAATGGCAACAAAACCTGCTAACAACTACACAAAGCCAACTTTGCGTAAAAAAATTGTAGCTGAAGTTAAAGCTGCTGCCACTATGGGTACTGGTGCTGGTGAATGGTCAGCCCGTAAAAGTCAATTGGTAGCAAAGAAATATAAAGCTGCTGGGGGCCGTTATAAATGAGTAAACTTTCTGCTTCTCAAAAGTCTTTAAAAGACTGGACAGAACAAAAATGGACAACAAAATCTGGTAAGAAATCTTCAGAGACTGGTGAAAGATATTTACCTAAAGCAGCTATTGCTTCTTTAAGTAATAAAGAATATGCTGCTACTACTAGAGCAAAAAGAGAAGGGAAGAAAGAAGGAAAACAATTTGTAGCTCAACCAAAAGCTATTGCTAATAAAACTAAAAGGTTTAGATAATGCTAGTTAAGAAGCCCATGAAAGACGGAACTGGTAAAGACATTGGTACGCTTATTGGTATCTTGTTTCTTAGTCGAGAAGTAGCGCATAGAGAACATCTTGCAACCAAAAGCTTTGCTGCTCATATGGCATTAGGAAATTTCTATGACAACATTGTAGAAAGGGCTGATGCCATTACTGAAGCGTATCAGGGAAGAAATCAAGTGTTGATTAAAATTCCTTTTGTTCCTTATACACATGGTGATGTAGACATCATTGAATGTCTTAAAGAATTTCAAGCAGAAATAGAAGACATTCGTTACACGGCTGTTTCTAAAGACGACACTCCTATTCAGAATTTAATTGATGAAGCTGTTGCCACTTTCCTTAGTGTCATTTACAAGTTGACGTTTCTTAAATAAGAAAATTAGAAGGTAATTTTTATGTTTGAGCTTCTTAGCGGTGGTTTGTTAGGTAGTCTTTTTGGTGGACTGTTTCGTCTAGCACCAGAAGTGCTGAAATTCTTTGATAAGAAGAATGAACGCACTCATGAACTTTCCATGTTCACTCTTCAAACTGATTTGGAGAAGATGCGTGGTGAGTTTAAAATGGAAGAGAAGTATGTTGACTATTCCTCTAATCAGTTAGATGCAATTAAAGAAGCCTTTAAAGAACAGTCAACCACTGCTAAAGAAGCTGGCTGGTTTGTCTCTGCTGTGTCTGCTCTAGTTAGACCCGGAATTACATGGGCTTTGTTCTTTATGTATGCTGCTGTAAAAGCGGCTGCTATGGCTATGGCTTACTCTTCTGGGGCAGACTGGACAAATGTAGTTACGGCTGTATGGACAACAGATGATTTTGCTTTGTTTAATATGGTCATTTCTTTTTATTTTGTTGGAAGACCGATTGAAAAATATAATGCAACAAAATGAAAGTCTGTTCAAAATGTAAAGAACAAAAAGATGTCGGATTTTTCTATCTAAGAAAAGGAAAGCCTGACTCTTGGTGTAAAATGTGTTATAAAGATGCTAATACAAAATATGTTAAAACAGATGAGTGGAAAATAAAGAAGAAGGGTAACGCAAATAAACCAGAAAACAAAATTAAGAAAGCGTTAGCAGATAAGTTGTACCGAGAAAATAATATGTCAGCTATTAAAGAAAGTAAAAAACAATACTATATTAATAATAAAGACACCATATCAAAAAAAGTTTCTGCTCGTTATCAAGTAAATAAAGAACATGTAAAGACTAATGTTTTATTGTGGAAAACAAAAAATAAAGACAAGGTAAACGCTTATGTTATGCATAGGTTAACTACAAAAAAACAAGCATGTCCTAAATGGCTAACAGAAGATGACAAATGGATGATTGAAGAAGCTTATTCTTTGGCTAAACTTAGAGAACAAATTGTTGGAGGGGTGTGGCATGTTGACCACATTATTCCTTTACAGAACAATATAGTATGCGGTATGCATGTTCCGTGGAATTTACAAGTAATACCAGAGTCTGTAAATTGTTCTAAAAGAAATACTTTTGTTCAACAATGACAACAGAAGCGATCACCATTGCTGCCAACGTCTTAGTAAAACCTTTTGAAGGATATGCTAAAAGACTTCCCAATGGCGATTGTAAAGCCTATCCAGATCCCGGTACTAAAGGACATCCTTATACTATTGGGTGGGGCTGTACCGGATCTGATATAACGCCTGATACTGTCTGGACCGAAAAGAAAGCACAAGAAGAGCTAGATAAACATCTTCTTTATTTTGCAAGTCAAGTGGCTAAGCTTTCTCCTTCTTTGTTAAAGACAGAGCCAAGAAGATATGCAGCAATTATTAGTTTTGCTTATAATTGCGGAGTTGGTAATTATAGGATTTCTACATTAAAAAAACGGATTGATAGCAACAATTGGGAAGGCGCACAAGAAGAAATTGTTAAGTGGAACAAAGCTGCTGGTAGGGTGTTAGCAGGACTAACTAAGAGAAGACAAGCTGAAGCTTCTTTACTTTCTTGATGGAAACTAACATGAGTGAAATTGATCCTTTTTCTTATGGACAATTAACAGCTAAAGTGGAAAGCTTAGAAAAGAAAGTGGATAAACTAGAGCAGGGTGTTACTCAGCTATTAGAACTAGCTAACAAAAGCAAAGGTGGCTTTTGGGTAGGTATGGTTATTGCTTCCTTTATTGGGGGCGTTATTACATTTGCCATTGATAAGCTATTTAAATAAGACAAGGCTTTAAGCTAATGGAACAAAACTTTACCGAAACTCAAAAAGAAATTGTTGCACGTAAATTGGGATATGAAGGCCCAATGAATATGTTTGACAAGTTTCTTGAGTCGGATGCTGGCGCACAACAAAGATATGGGAAAGTTGTTTCCGCTATTGGGCCAAAGATGCGTAAAGGCGGGATGGTAAAGAAGTTTGTTGCTGGTGGTGATGTAAGCGGTGGCGGTCATTGGGAATATATTGATCCGGGTCCGGGTAGTGGCGCTGACCCATATGCCGTGTGGGTTGTCGATACACCTTCGAAAACAACGACAACCACTGGCGGCACGACAGGGACAACCACAACTACTGGTGGTTATGGACCATCATATGTCTATGGGCCAGATGGTACACGTTATTCAAGCTATGGTGACGCTATAGCTGCTGGTGTTTACAACGCTTCTACTACTCCTCCTGTTAAGACAGGGACAACCACTGGCGGCACGACAGGGACAACCACTGGCGGCACGACAGGGACAACCACTGGCGGCACGACAGGGAAAACCAATACCGGAGGAGCAGCCGATATTGTTGCTGGTGGTGGTCCTACAATGGGAACTAAGCCGGTTGCTACTGCTTCACAAACCGCTACAACTGACTTAGGTGCAGATGTTGTTAAAGCTAGTACAGCAACTACAGGAGCTACAACAGGCACTATAGCAACTGCTGGTACTGCTGCTGCGCCCACTGCTATTAGCACTGGAGCTATTCCAACAGAAACAGCACAAACAACTTTAGAAACAGCACAGGCTAAACAAACAGCAGCGGCTGGAAAAGTTTCTGAGGAAGCTAAAGTAACAGCACAACAAGGAGCAGTTTCTCCTCAAGCTGTTGCTGCTGCTCCTATAGCCCCAGCAGGGGCAAAGGTAGTTGGACCCGCAGCTAGAACTCTTGGTGCAGGAGAAACAGCAGCAGCAGCTACAAAGGCTGATATTACTGTTCCAACAGCACAGGCACAAACTACTGCAAAGACATTTGAAACAACTGCTGCCCAATTTGCTGGAGCAACACCAGAGACTCAAGCAGCAGACACTTATAATGTAGCAGCTACTAAAATTGCTGAATTAGCTCCAACTAAAGTTGAAGCGGCTGCTAAAGCAGCAGCAATACCAACAGCACAAGCAGCAACTACTGGAAGAGTGTCAACTGTTGAAGGAGCTACAAGAGAAATTACTTCTAATGAACTTGTTGATTTAGAAGCTCAAAAACTTCAAATTAAAGACGCTGTTCAAGCCACAGCAGCAACAATGGCTGAACTCGATAAAGCCTCTATAGCAGTGGCTCAGCAAGGAAGTTTTAGTCAGGTAATGGCAACTGTTCAACAAGGCGCTGTAGACGCTGCCAGCACCGTTCAAGGGCAGCTTGCAAACCTTATGGCTCAATTCAATAACGGCACTCCTGCATGGGCTGCTGGGGCCATTAGAACCGCTAATGCTGCTATGGCTGCTAGGGGGTTAGGTAGTAGCTCTATGGCTGGTGCTGCCATTGTTCAAGCAGCGATGGAAAGTGCTACACCAATTGCAGCTAAAGATGCTGAGACATTTGCCAATATGAATTTGGCAAATTTGAACAACAGACAACAGACAGCGTTGGCTAATGCTGCTGCTGGTCAAAATCTTGAAATAGCAAATTTAAGTGCTAGGCAGCAAACAGCTTTACAGAATAGTGCTAATTCTTTTGCACTACAAAGTGCAAACCTTTCTAATCAACAGGCTGTTGTTCTTGCTAACGCTCAACTTAAAGCTGGTGTTCAGCTTAAGAACTTAGACGTTGCTACACAAACAGCAATTGTTAATGCTGCTAAATACGCTGAAACTAATAATATTAATTTATCTAACAGACAACAGGCTGCTTTGCAGAAATCTGCTGAGAATATGCAGATTGATTTAACAAATCTTAATAACACGCAGCAAGCAGCCATTGCTAATTTACAAGTGAGAGCATCCATCACTGGGCAAGAACTAACCAACGAACAGCAAATGGCAATGCTTAAAAGCACACAAACTTTTGAAGCTGCTAAGTTTGATGCTACTAGTAAACAACAAGCTTTCTTGCAAGATGCACAGGCACAAGCTGCTCTTCAAGGAAAGGTATTGGATAATAAACAACAAACAGCATTGTTTAATGTTTCTACCAAGCTTGAAGAAAGAAAAATTAATCTTACCAATGAACAACAAACTAAGTTGTTTAATACAACAAATGCTCTTACTATTGAGACAACCAATCTTTCTAACAAGCAACAGACAGCCTTGTCAAATGCACAGATTGATGCTGCTTTAGCAGGGCAAGAGCTTAGCAATAAACAGCAAGTTAATATTACTAATGCTGCTAAAGTTTCTGAAATTGCAAACTTAAACTTCACAACAGCTCAACAAAATGCTCTTGCTAATGCTCAGTTTATTCAACAAATTAATTTAGCTGATCTGTCTAACAAACAAGCAACTGTATTGGCTAATGCTGCTACATACGCTGCAATGGATATGAAAAATCTTGATGCTAAACAACAGGCTGCTGTTGTCAATGCTCAAGCATTCCTTGCAATGGACATGCAAAATTTAAATAATTCACAGCAAATGGCTGTTATTAAGTCACAGGAAATTTCACAAGCTATTCTCACTGATGCTGCTGCTAAAAATGCAGCGGCAATTACTAGTGCTTCTAATAAACTTGATGCAGATAAAGTGAATGCTCAACTTACGGCAGCTACAAATCAATTTAATGCTGCTGAGCAAACTAAAGTGTCTATTGCTAATCAAGCACTTTCTGCTGATATTTCTAAATTTAATGCTCAGCAAGCAAATGCAAGAGAAGAGTTTAATGCTAATTTAGGAACACAAGTAGAAATTGCCAACTCTAAACTTCTGGCTGAAGTTTCTGTAGCAAATACAGCAGCTACTAATGCTGCCAACACTGTTAATGCAAAAAATGCCACAGACCTCACTGCTGCTGAGTATGCTCAAGCCTCTCAGACATATAGAGATACATTAACACTGTCTTGGAAAACTGGTGAGAATGAGTTTGATAGGTCAGCAGAAATCATTAAAACCACCATCTCTGCCAATGCGGGCATTGCATCAGCAACTATTAAAGCAGATGCAGATGCGTCTGCCGCTATTGGTCAGGGAGCAATTGATTTGCTAAAGGATGCTAGCTCTATTACTAATAATATTGATAAGTTTGCAACTTGGTTAGGAAGTAGATAATGAAAATGATTAAAGCTTATTTTGTTAAAATTGATGACATCATCAATAAGAAACAATCTAAAAAAACTAAACTAAAAAGTAATAGTTTTCTTTCTCCTCTTCAAAAAGAAGAAAAAACTACTAATAAAGATTTAACTTTAGTAGCTGAAATTGTAGAAGGAATTAGAGAAGCTAGAGCGGAGATGATGAATGGAAGATGATAAAAATACAGGATCTGCTTCTGACTTTAGAGCCAGTATTCCCGGCATCTCTTGGACAGTGCCTCCTAAGACTTATGCATGGCAGCGTCCTCCTAAATATGTAAATACAGTGGATGTAGCCAAGCTTTATATTGATGCTTTTTCTGATCAAGAAATTGCTGATGGTATGTTAGACACTATTAAAAAAGGATACCCATTAGCTACAATTGCTGAGATGTTAATGCTTAGTGGTGTTGGTAAAGGTAGTCACACTATTGATTCTGGTATTCTTATTACTCCAGTTATTATTGAACTACTAAAAACACTAGCGGTTATTAATAATGTAGATTTTCATATATTCATGGAAGACAAAGTGCAAAAACAAAAACCAGTGGGTGCTGATATTATTGATGAAGCAATTAAAAGAGCATTGTCTAGTTTTGAAGAAGAGAAAACAGAAACTTCTAAGTCTGTTGGACTTATGAGTAAGGGAGAATAAAATGGGTTTTAGGCTATCGTCTTTTATTGGAGGAGTTGCTAAAGGCTACTCCGAACAAGTTGCAGAAGAAGAAAAGAATGGAAAACAATTTGGATTGTTAGCCGGTAAGAACCTATTGGAAATGCACCAAAAAGCTAGAGAAAATAAAGAAACAGAAATTGAAAAAAGAGTGGATATTATTAAATCTCTTCGTTCTTTTAATCCAGATTTCACTGAAAGAGAATTGAGAGATTTGGCTGCAAACAATGGTGTTGTGGACATTATTACCAAACAAAAAGGATCAGTTAATTTTGATCCTTCTTCTATTGATTGGAAATCTCTAATTAAGAAATCTGCTGGTGCTATTGCTGAAGCTCCAGATAAAGACACTAAGACTGCTGAACAAAGAGTTAGAGAAGAATATATGGGGGCTGTGTCCACTGCTCCTGCTGATAGCGAAATTGCACTTCCTCCCAATATTGGTAGTAGGGGTCAAAAAGCTATGCAAAAAACCATTGATGAATTAGCTACTGTATACGGCGTTAGTAAAGAAGAGCTAATGGCTGCGCGTAATTACAAGAAAACTCAACTTGCTGAAGGTGGAATACAAGTAGACTTTGGTGTGTTTAGCCCACAAGACATTGATAAAGATATTAATAAAGCTCAAGTGGAACTTAAAAGAGCTATTCAAAGCGGTGATCAAGGAAAGATTGATGTTGCAAGAAATTCCATTTTTGATTTGAACGACATTAAAAACTCTGGCGATCCTAAGAATTTGTTAGAGAATGCTTCTGTTCGTCAAGCCTATGCAAAATTAAAAATGGAAGAAAATCCTTCTGAAAAAAACAATAATAAATATGCAGACGCTGTAAAAAAATACACTATTGCTGCTGAAGCTTCTGTGGATTCTGTTATTGGTAAAGCAAGAACTTATGAAGAAGGCAATACAGCTCTTATAAGTCAAATTGTTCCTCTTAAATTAAAAGAGAACAAAACTGATAGTGAAAAGAAAGCATTGGCTTCTTTAGAAACAATTTTGGCAACACGACAAGCTTTGCATAAAGGACCACAAGGTGAAGAAGGTGCTTCTGTAAAAGCCGGTACGCTTGTGTCTGTGGCTAAAAGCCATCTAAGTCAATACACAGCAGCTTTTTTAGGACCGGGTAATTATTATACAGATCCGGCCACTGGTAATATTATCCCTACTGGTGATGGGAAAAATGCAGCAAAAGCTACA